AACCAGTCCGGAAACTCCGCCTTTCAGTGTGCCAAGCACCTTGAACAGAGATTTTACAGAGGACAGAACAGAACTTGCAACGCTCAGAGCTGCTATGGACGCCGCAATCACGCCGATTGCATATCCGACAGCCTCCAGCACATTCGGGTCTGCTCCATCAATCACACCGAACAGGTCAGAAACCACATCTACAATTCCCTGGATAATCGTACTTGCCGTATCGATGAATCCATTAAGGAACCCTTCTATCAGTGCAGATACGCCCGGAAATTCTTCACTCAGCCCCTCGCAGAATCCGGCTACGAAATCTTTTGCAGCCCGGATGATAAGCGGCAGATTTTCTTGTACCGCCTCGCCAAGTTTACTCAGCATTTCACCGAAAGAACGGCCTATCTCCTCGGAATGGTCGCTTAATGCCTGCAAAAATTCCGTAAACAAATAAATACCGGCGGACCACATATCCCCGGCAACATTCAGAATAGCTTTTACAAGCTCAGCAACTACAGTTGCTCCGGCCTCTGCAAATTCTTCCTGGTGGTCCATGATGGCATTTATGAACGTACCTACCAGGTCCTCTGCAACCCCTATCAATATAGGTGCTGCCTCCATAGCCATCTGTGCCAGCTCAGCGAGTGAATTTCCAAACGCCTCAATCAGACCGTCAAATCCTTTTTCCGCCATGGCTTCATTCATATCCTCTACCATGCTGGTAATGACTTTGACCGTTTCTTTCATCGGTTCCTGTACTTCTTCGTACAGGGCAATACCTACAGATTCCAATGCACTCTTGCAGAGTGTGATTGCTCCCTGTAGGTTATCATTCATGGTGTCTGCCATTTCCTTGGCCGCACCATCCGCATCGTAAATAGAATCCGTCAACTTCTGGTAGTCTTCATCGGACGCATTCACGATAGCCAGCAATCCACTCATAGCCTCCTGGCCGCCGAGTGATGCTGCAAGCTGTGCTTTCTGTGCTTCTGTCAGGCCTGCAAATCCAGAACGCAGGTCATTCATAATCTCTTTTAGAGACTTCATGGAACCGTCACTGTTCGTCAGTGAGATTCCTAACTGGTCCATAGCCGCCTGTACTTCTTTGGTCGGCTTCGCCATTCTCGTAAAGATGCTTCGTAGAGATGTACCGGCCTGGCTTGCCTTGATTCCGGAGTTCGCCATCAGACCGATTGCCGTAGCACAGTCTTCAACGCTGAATCCTAAGGCTCCGGCTACGGGGGCAACGTACTTGAACGTCTCGCCCATCATTCCTACGTTGGTATTGGAATTGGATGCTGCCTTTGCCAGCACATCTGCAAAATGTGTAGCATTGGAAACTTCCTTCGAGTACCCGTTTTTGATGATGGTTGTTGTTCCGTCTGCCGCCAGTCCGAAGGCAGTCATCGCATCGGTAACAATGTCACTCGTCGATGCAAGGTCTTCCCCAGACGCTGCCGCCAGGTTCATAATACCTTCAATACTGTTCAGCATATCTCCGGTTTTCCATCCGGCCATCGCCATGTACTGGAAAGCCTCGGCACTTTCTGTGGCACTGAACTTCGTCTTGGCGCCCATTTCTTTTGCCTTATCAGCAAGCTGCTGAATCTCTGTAGCCGAAGCACCGGAAATTGACTGGACCTTACTCATTCCTGCCTCAAAGTCAGAACCGACCTTGATTGCAGCCGTACCAATACCGGCTACCGCTGTTGCGGCACCGGCCAGAATAGTAGTGGTAGCCTTAATCGCTCCGCTCGCCATTCCAGATAATTTGCTTAGTCCGCTCTGGAAACCGGAACTATCTATGCTGGTGTCAAATTTCAGCGTACCATCATAGCCCATGTTCTCACCTCAATTCTTCGGCTCAATCATCGGCTCATAATGGCACTACTTGATTTGTTTTCCGTCTTTGATTTTTAATTCAAAACGGGCATGACAATTTCTCCCTTTACAGGAGACCATCACGCCCGAACACTCCGCCGTCTCTTCAAAAAACAACGGCATTTTATATTTACACTCCGGGCATTCCACCCGTATCATTTTCTTCTTTACATCTTCAATAGCCAGTCACCTCCTACAGCAGTCCCGTAAGGTCGCCGCCATTCATGAGGGCTTCTGCTATTGCATCTACCTTCTCTTCCTCATCAGCAGGCAACGGTAAAGCATACAGTTCTTTCTTCCTGCGGTAGAAGTCTCTCTGCTCCTTCGTCATGGTCGCATCAATGTCTACGCTTCGATACTCCATAATCTTACTGAACTCCAGGTCAGAGGACAGCGTTCTTAGTAAAGCCTTAAACTTCCACCAGTGCAGATATTCAATATCCTGTAGGTCTATGTGATACTGCGTCAGAAACGCCGAATAGATATAATCATCGTCATGCTCAAAAGAATAAATCCTTTGCACTTCTGCCGCCCCTTCTACTGCTCCGGCTCTCTTCTCACGCCATCGTTTACCACCGGCATAGAACCACAACAACCCATCCACCGCAGCATCCAGATTCTCCGGAATCTCCGGATATACCAGTTCCAGACCTTGCCTTGCTTTCTCAGCGTCCGAAAGCTCCGGGTCCTGCATCATCATTTCAAACAGAATGAAGGTACGGAAGTTTGTTTCTATCGCATACTCCGTACCTTCAATCTCTACTGTTTCCGGAAGATAGTCTACAAGCATGTTGTGGTTCATGAATTATCACGCCCACTCGCATTACCGATTGGCGTTACTACTGCTCCGTTCTTGCCATGCTTATTTTTCTTACCTTCCTGGCGTCTCTGTGCCCGGTTCATGTTATACTTGTTGGTAATCGCATTTACCTGGCCTTTCATCTTACCAGCCTCAGAAGAAACAATTCCGAAAGCATCCATGCAGATTGCCAGGTTGTTTTTACCCTTGAACAGCTTTTCAGCCGTTCCGCCTCCAAATACCTCATCGAAGAAATCCTTCACGATTCCGCACATCTCCCGGATGCCGTCCGCATTCGACAGCTCCGTATGCTTCTTGGTTTCCTCGGCTCTTTTCACAACCTTATCCATGGATTTCTCATAGACCTCCATAGTATCTGCATCGAACAGATCTAACTCTAATTCCTGTCCACAAATTTTTAACATGCTCATATTACTTTACCTCCAAATTCTAAGCCGCAGCTTCTTCAAATGTCTTTGATTCTGTGTTGAAATATCCGTCAAGCGGATCGCCTACTGCATTGAGATTTCCACTCATGCTCTGTTTCTTTTCTCCGGATACTCCGCTCACTTCGGCGGATACCAGGAACTTTCTGGCCGCAAATGTATTTGCAACCGGTGCAGAAGCGTTCTGCTTCTGGTCCCATAACTCTACTCTGCAATACTCAAATTCTGCATCGCTGCCGGTTAAATGGTTTCTTCCTACATGGTACAGTGCGTTGACCGCATCCTGGCTCTTAATGAGTCTCGCTTCAAACGGAAATACCGATGTGTAGGATACAACAGAGGAAGAGGAAGACGGCTCACACACATACTTCTCAGATTCGCTCTCTGCACCGAATGTTTCATCCAGAGTTGTGAAACCAACGCCCATCAGTACCCAGTTCGGCTTTTCAGATGTTCCGATATTCAGATAATCCGCAAACTGGTGTCTCTGTACCACTTCTCTTGCGCCACTTACATTACCTGCCATTTTTACTTGCCTCCTTAAAATACAATAATCGCAAGGAAATCTGATACCTTGCGTTCTTCATAGCTCCATCAAAGATATATCCAGGGGAAAGAACCTCTATCTCTTCTGCACACATTCCTTCCGGAAGCTCCGGGAGGTTGCCTGCCATACTGTTCTCCTCTACCCAGTCCGCAAATTCTTCATAGAACGTGCTGTTCTCTATGTTCTGTACCCGGTCCATGCTGTAAAACTCCCTGGAACCGAACTGGAACTGATACTGCCGTTCCGAACTGCCGTCTACATATCTCTGGATTACCGGGTCGAATATCCCGGTCTCTATGGTGTACTCTACTGGGTCTGGCCCAAGGGCATCTACCCGGAATACACCGTCTTTCAAAAGAGGGCATTTCAGAAAATACTCTGTTATGCCCTCCAGTACACTATTTACTTCCATGTGACCTCCTAAATCTTATCTGCTCCTCGCAGAAGCCACCTTCATTCTCTCAAACCAATGTGCTCCTCGGTTCGCATCATACGGTCTGGTGTCTGCTGTTCCGTAATACTGCATGGCAGCATACGGGGCAATGTAATCTACCTCTCCACTGCCTACATCCGTTCCCAGTTTGCCGGATTTTTCCAACATACCAGTCTGGAACGGAACCCTCGGACTGCACCTTCTCAGTACCTCCGAATCTACAAACATCTGCTTTCTGCTGAACTGAGCATTCCTTTTTGCCGCAAAATTCTGGTTCCAGGTCAGCTCCGCTTTCCCGTTCCCGGAATTGATGATTGAGCCTTTCGGAGTAGTGATCTTTTTCAGTGCCATCACGCACCCCCTATTCTCCAGTGCTTCGTCCTGTCGGTTCCTCTGATTGTATTGTCGGCATACTCTGTGACAGTCACAAAATCTTCATCGTGCTGTCTCAGCTTTGCCAGCTCCTCAATCGTCTCTTTCAGAATGATGCCCTGGCGGAAACTGAACGTATCGAACAACCACTGTCCGGCCACCACATACTGTCCTCGCACAATATAAGCTCCCTTCTGGATAGTCCAGTATCTCTCTGCCTCTTCATCTGACAGCTTCTTGTATTTTTCTTCGCTTATATACTGCTTTCCGGCTTCTACTGTCGCTGTGACCGGGATTCGGATTACGCATTTTGCCTTATCCCT